GGGTAGTAGAAGCAATAAAAGAAACATTAAACCTTAGTTGGACTTTGGTTGGTTTAGTTATTGCTACACTTACATTAACTGGTTCTGCACAGCAAATAACTGGTTTAGCTACTATAATTACACTATGTATATGGTTACTTACTATAGGATTTAGAAAGTAATGTGTATGGTAGACGTTAAAGAAGACGGTTCTTTTACACAAATATGTAACTGTAAACATGGAAGCAGTAACTGTAAGGAGAAGTAATGGCTGTACCAGAACGTGTAAAAAACACAATGAAAAAACATGGGCTTAAAGGTGTTAACAAACCTAAACGTACACCTAGTCATAAAACTAAATCACATGTTGTTATGGCTAAAGAAGGTAATACGTATAAGTTAATTAGATTTGGGCAACAAGGCGTTAAAGGTGCTGGAAAAAATCCTAAATCTAAAAAAGAAAAAGCAAGAAAAAAATCATATTATGCAAGACATAATGCACAAGGTAAACCTAAATCTAAATTGTCTGCAAAGTATTGGTCACATAAGGTAAAATGGTAATATGCCAAAAGGTAAAAAAGGTTATTCAAAAAAACAAAAAGTTATAGCTAAATTAGCTCCGCCTTTTGACGTTTTAAATGAAAAAGATTTTGCTGTATTAAGAAAGCGAAAGAAAAATGGATGAAGATAATAGTTATTCAGGAAATCCTAATTGGCCAGGTGATGATTGATGGCTAAAAGTGTAAGTTGGATGTGGAAGGGTAAAAGATATTATGGTACGCTCATTAGAGAAACTAAAACACATAAGTTTGCCAGAACTAAGAATGGCAAAATTAAAAAGATAAGGAAGAAATAATGCCTCCTAAGAAAAAACCTAAAAGAAAACCTATTAATGCTAAAACAAAAGCTGCTTTACAAAAGAAAGCTGCTAATTCTAAATATACTTATGGACAATTGGCACAAGTGTACCGTAGAGGTCAAGGTGCTTATTTATCTTCTGGCTCTAAATCCTCTAGCATGGCTGCTTGGGCTATGGGTAGAGTAAATAGTTTTATTAAAGGTGGACATTCTCAAGATAACGATATTAAAAGAGGTAAGAAGTCCAGTGCCAAAAAGAAAAAAAAGTAGACGTAAAGTTAAATACGAGAAAGGCGTACCTGCTAAGTATCTTGCTAACAAAAAAAATTCTAAATCATCAGTTGCTAAAGAAATTAAACGTACTGCTGCAGCATATAAAGCAGGTAAATACATTGACCTTAAAGCTGTGCAAAAAAGTCGTGCAACAAAGAAGAAGAAATAATGCACAATTTACCTGGAGCATACGTTGTCAATAGCCCTAAGCCTGGACAGTACTGCAATAATTGTTTGCACTACCTTAATAATTATTGTACTAAATTTATTGAAGAAGTAGCACCATATGGTTGGTGCAAAGTATGGAAAGGAGTTCAATATGAAGTATGAAGTATTAAGAATAAGTAGTGGTAAAGACTCTACATCAGGTATGTTATTTGAAATAAACAATGGTAAACGTACATTTTTAGCATACACATTAGAAGATGAACAAAGAGATGTAAAAGTCTGGGGTGAAACAAGAATACCTGCAGGTACTTACAAGTTAGAGCTACGTACTGAAGGTGGATTTCATACTAGATATAGTGGTAAATACGGTGCTATGCACAAGGGTATGATACATGTGCAAGATGTACCAGGTTTTGAGTATATTTTATGGCATACAGGCAATACTGATGAGCATACTGCTGGTTGTCTTATACTTGGTAACACACAGACTAACAACCGTATAGCTAAAGACGGCTTTATCGGCAGTAGCGTTGATGCATATAAGTTTGTATATCCACGTGTGGCTGCAGCTATAGAAGCTGGATTAGATGTAGAAGTGACATACATTGACTATGATGGTGACATACAAGAATCTACACAAGAACCTGTTAAAGATGACATTATGGAAAAATTACAAGAGATTAGTGGTGAAGTCCAAATTTTATCTGCTAAACTAGACGGCAGGAATATAGTATGATACCTTTCAAAAAAAGTAAAAAACTTTATGATGACCTAGATACTGGTGGATATGAAGAAGGTCCTGACTTAACACCTACTGGTGGTGAATATGACCCTGCTCAAGGTGATAAATTAAAACGTAAACAACAACTTGATGATTTGTTAAGTGGTAATCCTAATGCATTTATTGATGAAAAATTAACAAGTTCTGTTACTACTGGTGGACAAGACCCAAATTTGTTAAAACAATTAGGTCCTGTTGGTGATTTTGATGCAGTAGTATTTGAAGCAGAACAATCTAAGATGGTAGGTTCAATGGAAGCTGAATTAGATGTATTAAAGAAAACAGCTGCAAACTTACCTACTGCAGATTTAGATTTAGAAATGGGTGCAATAGAAACAGAAAGATTTGAACGTGCTGCTCGTCAACAAAAAGTTGCTAAAAAATTAGGTAAACCAGTTAAAAAAGTTCAAGTAAGTAAAACACCTGATGAGTTTAAAGGATTTACTGTTAGAGGATATTTTGAAGATAAAGTTGCAGAACTTGAAGGTCAAATAGAAATAGAAAAACAAACAATGGGTACATCATATGAACAACAAGAACGTATGAAAAACTTAGAACAAAGGTCAATAGATATAGACCCAGTAGATAAAGAACTTACATTAAGTGATGATGCTATGTTAAAACGTGCTAGTAAAGGTTCAAAATCAAATATTGTTAATGTTGGTGGTGAAGATATTGCTAGACCAAGACAAGATTTAGCTGCTCCTCTTAATCAAGTAAGTAAAAGAACAGCAGATACTGGTGATATTGAAAAAGGTCTTGGAACTAAACCTGCTTTTGTACAAGATATAAAGAATCAACCAGTTTATGACATAGAAGGTAAACCTACTGGTGAGTCAAGATATGATAAACTTACTAGATTAGGTGGTGGACCTAAAACAAAAAAGACAGCAGAACTTATAGAAAAAATGCGTTCTACATCACAAGTACCTCAACCTGGTACTATTACAGGATTAGAAGCTCCAGATACTCCGCCTGCTAAACCACCTGCAAATCTTGGTGCAACAGATAGAACAAGAGCTAAATTTAAATCTAAATATGGTGGAGGTAATGTAGCTAGAGGTTCTAAGAATGTTAAAGCTACAGATTTACCGTCATCTGTACTTGAACAGTCAGATGAATATAAAAAAGTATATGGTAATGCTATATCAAAAGGATTAGATGATGTTACTGCAGCAGCAATTGCATTAAAAGCAACTAAAGCTGCTAAAAATTTATTTAAAAAGAATCCTGCATTAATGCCTATAACAGAGTTTTATAGTCCTCTTAAAAAAGCATTAGATGATATCAATAAAAAACAGGACTATACTAGATAATGTTTGAGAAATCAAAAAGAAAACGTAACCAAGATGGTACATTTAAAAAGGATGTAGCGTGGACACCTTGGTCTGAATCATGGAGTTATAAAATGAGTGATGAGTTAAAAGGAATGTTAAACAAAACTGTTTGGACATTTATTGAGGCTTTCATTGGTGCATTAACAGTTGCTCCACTTGTAGGTGTAGATGCTAGTGCAGTACAATTAGCAGCTATGTCCGGTGCAGGTGCAGCGTTAGTAGTTGTTAAAGAGTTTGCTAAAAAGCAAATATCAACACCAGCTAAAGTGAGCAAGTAATGCCTAAAGCAAAAAAAGCTAAACCATTAACACCTGAAGAATATAGTAAACGTGTTAAAGAAATGCGTATGAAACTTAGTAGTCCTGACCGTAAAGATTATCAAAGAACTATTGCAGGTAGAGGTGATACTCATGCATTAGATGGTGGTAAAATACCTTTTAGTAAAACTAAAAAAGGTCAAGCATTTAAAAAAGCAATGCCTAATGTACCTACTGTACCTGTATGGCAAGATAGAAACTTAGATAATCGTGGAAGTAAGTTAAATCCATAATGCCTGGTCATTACGATAAAGTAGGTCAAGGATACGCAGGTCTTGGTAAACAAGAACTTAAAAAGCGTATGAAACAACATAAAGCTATACGTGATAAAGCATTAGGTAAAAGTATAGACGCAGATAAATTGTATAAAGAAATGGGTAAACTAATAGGACAGTTTGGTTCTGAAAAAGGTTTTCCTACTGATGCTGCGTACAGAACACTTGACCAAGCATTTGTTACTAGACAAGCACAACTTAATAAAGCTGTACAATTCAATAAGGGACTTAAAAAACTAGGTCTTAATAAATAATGGCTGAATGGCCACCTGTACAATATCCTTGGGAAATTAAACCTCAAGTTTATGGACCTTATCAACAAAAAAAAATAAATAAAAGGTCTAGTGGTGCTACTGTAAGTGGACTAGGTAAACGACCAGCTGTATCAAAAGAATCTAAATTAGTTACTAAACAACCATTTTATAATAAAGGTACTACTGCTAAAAGAATGACATCATCTATTACATCAGCACCTATGAAATATAGTCGAGGATTATCTAATGTTAGTACAAGTAGTGGTGGT